GTGCCGGCGATGTTCGGCGGAGCATTCCCTCGATTTCCACTTATCCTCGTCGACGAAATGCAAGACCTCAACCCTACCAACTATGCAATGCTTGAACGCCTTGTCAGAGGGCGGGTTGTTGGAGTTGGCGATCCATGGCAGAACATCTACGGATTTCGTGGAGCTAAGACTAACGCTATGGCCGAAGCCCAAGTGAAATGGAACATGACCAAGACCGAGCTTAGCGTCAGCTTCCGTTGTCCAGAGAAGATAGTCGAGGCTGCTCGTTGGCGCGTACCAAACTTCAAATGGATCAAGCCGGGAGGCCACGTTGAGCAACTCGAAGGAATGGACGCTGGAGATTTCGCTGAGAACGCAACAATCATCTGTCGTAACAACGCTCCACTTTTCAAGCTCGCTATGCAACTTCTCCAGAACGGCCGCTCTGTCACGGTCGCAGGGTCAGATGTTGGCCCAAAGCTTATCGGCCTTATGCGAAAGCTTGGGCCTGAACATACCCCTAAAGTTGCTGTCCTTAACGCTATCGAGGATTGGCGACTTGAAAAACTAGCCAAAGAATCCTCAACCGCCAATGACATGGCCGACTGCATGAAGATTTTCGCTACCTATGGCGACGATCTTGGCACGGCTATCAAGTACGTTGAGCATCTCTTTGCCCAGCACGGCAAAATCCAACTGCTCACCGGCCATAAGAGCAAGGGCCTTGAGTTCGAGACTGTCTACATGCTCGATCCTTGGTTGATGAAAGAGAATGACCAAGACCTGAACCTTCGCTACGTCACTCAAACCCGGTCTCAAAGGAACCTCTTTGAGATCAACTCCCTAACGATTAGGTGGGACTGATGCCTTACCCGTCTTCAACTCTAGCCTATACCGATTGCTATGAAGCATTCGATGCAGCGCTAGAGCACCCCAAAGGGGTCAAGGTACCATGCGAGTCCAGTGAGGCGGCAGAGCGCCTCAGGGCCCGTATGCACTACGCAAGAAAGCTACATCGTGAAAGCAACGCCACCATCTACCCTGAACCAGACCATCCGCTGCACGGCAGATCACCCTATGACATCATCACCATCCGACTCGAATACAACGACAAGGTTTGGGTCCGCCTTGAGCCTACCCAATCCTTTGCCAAGGTCATCGAACCAATCACCGACGAGGAAGATCGACCTGAGCAAACCCCGGAACCTGAGCGAGTGGCTCCAACTCAAGCACCGCTACCTACATCAGCACGATTCAGGAGACGTGTATGACTGACTGGCTCGCTCTTTGGTATAGGGCACAGAAGGCCGAGATTGGCCTTGCCATTCCCACGGACGACCAGCGCGAAGTGGCGCGCGAACTATACAAGGCGCGAAACAAGAACCCCGAACTGGCCAACGTCCGTGTCTGCTTTATGCCAAACGGCGAGGTATGGCTGGTCAAGAACCCGGTGAACAAAGTCACATGAATGAGCAGCCACTCTTCCTCACCTCCATCCGGCTCTACCTCAACGACGTAGAGGAGCTAGAGCGCATCTACGGCCGAGGCTGGTCCGGTTATGTGCGTGAGATTATCCACCGCTACCTGCGCGAACGGCGCAGCAAGGTTAACTACGGAGTAGCAGATGAGCACGATTGACGAGATCATGAACAAACCACCGAACGATCTAGTCGTACCCGACGACATCGACATCCTAGTGGCCTACCACCGCAACAACCGTGCACGGGTTGAAGCCGGTGAGAAGCCAAAGAAAGATCGACCGAAGATCACCGTCGACATGAGCAGCATCATTCAGCAAATCAAACCCACAGCGACACCAGACAAGCCCAAGTTCGTGAGGCGCGTATGAGCATCCTCAACCAGCCAATCAAGTCCGCTATGGACCTCGAACCGCCGCCGATCGAGGCTCCGTCCCCATTCCTTCCCAACTCCAACATCCAATACGCATGGGATGCTACGAGCATCAGCTATCTGAAGCAATGCCCACGCCTCTACAAGTACATCATGATCGACGGGTGGCAGAGCGAAGGCGAGTCCATCCACATTCGCTTTGGACAGGAAGTCCACACCTCGCTCCAGATGTACCAACTCCTCCGTACCGACGGTGCGAGTCACGATGATGCCGTGCACGATGTTGTGCTCGACACCCTCTGCCGCACATACGGCTGGAACCCCGACACCGAAACCCGACCCGGCAAGTATAAGAACCGCAACACTCTTATCCGCGCCATCGTCGACTATCTGGACAAATATGAAGAAGACCCAGCAACAACATATATTCGGGCCTCTACTGGCACTGCTGCTGTCGAGCTTAGCTTTCGTTTTGAGCTGGACTTTGGACCACGGGCGGCTGTATCCACGAGAGACGGAGAAGACGTACTATTCCAGCCCTATGTCCTGTGCGGACATCTTGACCGTGTTGTCGAGTTCAGTGATTGCCTGTACGTCATGGACTACAAAACGACCACATCGACTCCCGGCCCTTACTACTTCGATCAATACGACCCAAATAATCAGATGACACTCTACACCTTCGCTGCCGGTCAAGTGCTCGAAGACGAAAACCCAAAGCCCTCGCCGGTGAAGGGCGTGATCATCGAGGCCATCCAGCTGATGGTCGACGAGACCCGCTCCACCCGTGGTGTCACCCAACGATCCCAAGGCCGACTGACGGAATGGCTAGGAGACCTAGAGTACTGGCTCGGCATGGCTGAATACTATGCCGAGGTTGGCTACTGGCCCCATAACGATACGGCCTGTGACAAGTTCGGCGGCTGCCGCTTCCGTGAGATATGCCAGAAAGACCCAAGCGTACGAGAGAAGTTCCTAGAGTCATCATTCAAACGAGGAACCCCATGGAACCCACTTCAGCCGAGGTAGTCTACATCATCAACACCACCGTCGCCGACGTAGAGCATCGTTTCCAGCGCCTTCATGTCGCCGGACATGGTCCGGACTCGATCTTCAAGACCCAGTCCGTCGGCTGGTTCGTACTCTTCGAGGGTTCACATGAGAGTCTCTACATGGGCCAAGACTTCCCAAACCTAACCACCGGCGACGCCGTTGAGATACGAATAAGGAAAGCCAATGCCCAGTCTAGCCCAACACCAAAGTAACAGCTTTATCAAGTGCCTAGCTATCGGTGATCCGAAGTCTGGCAAAACCAGTTCGATGGTCTCGCTCGTCGAAGTGGGTTACAAACTTCGCATCCTCGACATGGACAACCTGCTCGATCCACTCAAGTTCATGATCATGCAGCGCTGCCCCGAGCTAATCGGCAACGTCGAGTTCCGTACCTTGCGCGACAAGCGCAAGATGACACCAGAAGGACCAGTGATAGATGGTAAGCCGACAGCGTTCATCCAAGCCATCCGGATGCTTGACCATTGGAAGTACGATGACGTCGATCTCGGTCGACCCGCAGAATGGGGAAGTGATACTATCCTTGTGGTTGATACCCTCAGTCGTCTCTGCGATTCGGCGTTTGACTGGAGAGAGCCTCTCACGCCTAAAGGACGTTCGGGCGAGTATGATAAACGAGCGACTTACGCTGACTCTCAAAACGCGATCGAGGATGTCCTCGCCGGGCTCACGTCGCCGCTCTTCGAAACCAACGTCCTCGTCTTCGGACACGGACAGTACCAACCTCAAGTTGTTGGACCTGACCAAATCTTCCCACAAGGGGTAGGCCAGAAGCTAGGACCAAAGATACCGGCCTACTTCCCTAACTATATCCGTTATGTCAACAGAGGAGGTAAACGAACCATACAGCTAGAATCAGACTCACAGATCAGTTTGGCAACGGCCAAGCCTATCGGCGAAAAGTCTTTGCCAACGGACACAGGGCTCGCAGAGCTATTCGAGGCTCTGCGGGAGGTACCTAAACCAGCCAAATCTTCACTACGAAAGGTCTAAACAATGGCTATCAAGCCCACTATCGTTCGACGTGACCTAAACAAGAAACCCGAACCACAACAAGAGCCAGAGCAGGAACAGGAGAGCCTAAGCTTCTCGTCCATTCTCGATCAACAGGTCGAGGATGCCGAGCGGCCCAAGCCTATCCCCACCGGCTCGTACATCTGCCTCGTCGCCGGGCTGCCCCGGTACGATAAGTCGACTCAGCAGCAGACGGAGTACGCTGAGTTCACCCTGCAACCGCTCGAA